GAACTTGACGAAATGGGCCAGCCCACGGGCGTCATTCTCCCCGCCGAGTACACCATCGAAATCGAGGACATCACGGCTCAGGTCGCTCAAGAGGCTATCAACGCAGAAGCTCTTGCTTATCTTGCCTCGACTGACTGGCTTGTGATTCGCGAAGTAGACGCTGGTACTCCATGCCCTTCAGACGTAAAAGCTGAACGAGCTGCGGCGCGTGCTCGCATTGTACGATAAGCTAAACACATGAGCTACACGGTCTATCCTCCAGAGTTTATCCGGTTAAGTGACCAGCAGACGAAGACGCTCAACGTCGTTCTTTGCATTGAAGGAGTGACTCCGTGTTTCTCATTACAGCCCACCTACACGACTCTGCGTTATGGTGACCCGGACGTTTTCTACGGAGACCCTGGCTTAATTTATGGCGGGCTTAGGCTTCTCTCTGGCGTGGCTTCAGTTATAGCAGCCGAGAGCTCGCTTACGATCTCGCAGCGTCTTGAGCCAGAGCAGGGTCGAGCAAGCATTCAGCAGCTCACCTTTCAACTCGTCGACAAGGACGAGGTCGTGAGCAGAGCCCTTTTAGACAACGGTGAGATGCTCGGGCGCAGGTGCAAGGTTCAAGTCGGATACCAGAACAGCTCCTACCCAGATGATTACATTATCTCTTTTAGAGGGATCATTACTGGCATTCAGTTTCAGACTGGGCGCGTAGTACTCACGACTGGGGATCTTGGGCAGAAGAGAAGAACAGCTATTTTTCGAGCAAAGAGAACGACGCTCACAGCAGGAATCTCTGCAATAGATACGGCGATCCCTGTCGTAAACAACGAAGGATTCTATGATCTCGCAGTAGACCAGGGCGCTCTCCCAGTAGTTGACTGGAGAGTGAAGCCCTACCTGAAGATTGAAGACGAGTATCTCCTTTACGGCTATGGCGCAGCCGGAGGGACGACTTCAATGACAGTCCTTCAGCGTGGAGCTCGCGGGACGACTGCGGTCCTTCACGACATCAACAAGGACGTGACGCACGCAGTAGAGCTAAAGGACAACGCGATTATCCTCGCGCTTGAGCTCATGCTTTCGGGCAATGGGAATATCTCACTCCCTGCAATTCAGGCGCTGGGAACAGTCGTTGATCCTGCGCTCACTCCTGCGACTAACGTGATTCTGTTCGAAGAGAACGTAGACGTGAACCGGGATTATGGTCTGGTCGTGGGCGACTCAGTAACGATCACGGGCTCGACCTCAAACGATGGTACTTACACGGTCACGGCGCTTGGGCCAGCGTTCGAGCAAGAAAACCGGATTGTCTACTTGAGCTCCTCACTTGTTTTTGAGTCTCCGACTGCGGGCTCTGCGACATTTAAGAGTCAGTTTGACGTGCTACCCGAGCAGATGGGCTTAAAGATCGCGCCCGGTGACGTGGACGTTTCGGGTCACCTTGCGATCAAAGATCTCTACTTCTCTGGCGCAGAGTACACGCTAGAAATCTTCGTCACCTCTCAGCAAACGGGCAAAGAGTTTATTGAGTCGCAGTGCTATCTCCCTATCGGAGCTTACGCGCTGACTCGTAACGGGCGGCTGTCGATGGGATTCACAAGACCGCCTCTGCCTGGACAGTCTTTGATTTTCTTAGACCAGACGAACGTAGTCGACCCAAACTCAATCAACACTTCTCGCGGGCTTAATACTCGAAAGTTCTTTAACGAGATTCAGTTTGAGTACAACCCGACAGACGCTGGTCAGTTTCAAGACGTGATTCGCGCTCTTGATACTGACTCACTGAATGAGATCGGTATTCTTTCACTCTTACCAATCAAGGCGCTCGGGCTTAAAGGCGGATCCGGTGCGCAGGTAGCGACACGAGTGACGAGGCGGTTGCTCTCTCGCTACAAGGATGCAGCCGTTGAGATTAACCTAAAGACTAACTTTCAAGCGGGCTCTCAGATCGAGGCTGGCGACGTGGTCGCAGTGATCGACGAAGGCGGGCTGAAGATTCAAAACTTCGAGACAGGTGAGCGAAACCTAGGGAGCTTGCTTCTTGAGGTGATCGACCGCTCTCTTGACCTGAAAGCTGGAACGGCTCAGCTCAAGCTCGTGACTGGCTTAGGCTCTCAGCTTACCGACAGATACGGGACAGTCAGCCCGAGCTCTTTAATCACGGCAACGGGTACGACTAACACACTGCTAAGGCTGAAGTCCTCTTACGGCTCAACAAGTCAGGTCACGAAGTGGCAGGACTATGTGGGTCAGCGGGTTATCGTTCACTCCGCAGACTGGTCAGTGAGCGCAGAAGTTACCTTCACGCAGTTTTCTGCGACACTCCCAGAGACGATGGAGGTAAGCCCTGCTCTTCCATTCGTACCTCTTGAAGACTACCAGGTGGACATTATCTCGTACCCTAATACGACGGTAGCAAGCGACGCTTCGCTCTATAAGCTGATCCACGCGTTCTTGGACCCGACCCTAGGCGTGCTCGCGGGAAGCACGTCGACAGTCGTGAACCTCTCAGCACCGGACGCTGCAAAATGCACTGCTGGTCAATTCGTGATCGTGCGGAATACAGACTGGTCTGTGGCGAGTGACGAGATCGAGATTCAATCTGTGGGCGCGACAAGCATCACCCTAGTCGAGGCTCTGGCGTTTACTCCTCCGGCTGGGTATTTTGTAGACCTGATCGGTTTCATTGACGGTGGCGGACCGTATCGAATCACTTAAGGAAAATTAAGTTATGAGTAATATCCCTTCAGCCAACCAAAAAATTCAGGTCGAGCCTACGCAGTACCGGGCGCCCGTGAGCGAGAGCTTGCTTCAGACGATCGGCGGATCAGTGAACTACTCGCTTGATCAGGTAGCTGCGAACGCTGCTTCGATCTCAAGCGTGAGCGGATCATTGACTGCGCTAACGACGCAGCTAAACTCAAGCGCGGAGGCGTTCAAGCAGACCGCGCTCTACGATTCGGGCGTGCCTCAGATTGGAAACAATAGCGTGCATGCTGACGGTACGCTGATTGAGCGCGACACGCTGACGATAGCTGCTGCTGCTGGTGAGTGGTGGTGGTTTTATTTTGCGGCTGACCGAGTAGATACGACGCGCTCGGCTAGTTATTTTGTGATCACGCTGGCAAACGAGCCCGATTTCGGGACCACGATCCTTTACTCTCAGGCGCAGACTGTGGGTTTTGCGATCCCTCTGTTTCTTCCACCAGCAACCGGAAATTTCACTGTCTACGTCGACTTGTACGCGGCACAGACTGCGCTGGTGCCCCCTTCTACGCGGAACCGCTGGAACTACCGAGTGCAGGGTCGCAGGTTCGATCCGACGAGGTTCATTATCCCATGACGAGCGTTGAAATTTTGGCGCTCATTGACGGAGTCGCACAAGCCGAAGGGCTCGACTCGAACTTGCTTCGAGCAATCTGCACAGTCGAGAGCTCGCTTGACCCTTACGCGATCAGGTACGAGCCCGCCTACAAGTACACGGTCAGCCCAAGAGACTGGGCTTCCAAGATGCACCTCTCTGTCGAAACTGAGGAGTGCTTGCAAAAGTTTAGCTATGGGCTCGCTCAGATTATGGGCGGAGTCATGCGAGAGGCTGGCTTCTCTGGAAACCTTCAGACGTGCTTGCTCAACCCAAAAGTGCCCCTGACATATTCTGCTAAGCACCTCAAAAACTACCTGCGCAGATACGGGAGTGAAGTCGAGGCTATCGCGGCATACAACGCTGGATCTCCTCGAAAGACTCCTGGCGGCATGTTCGTGAATCAGAGTTACGTTGACAAGGTGGACAAAGAATTGCGAAAACTTCGCACTCTTCGTTGAGCGTTTATGGTCGTTCGCTTAGAGTCTGATTAGTGTCAAACTTTCCCGCGAGAGCGCAGACACTGTCACCCAGGAGAACCGTGCGGTCAAAGTCTTGTTCCCCAAGCAACCTATACGGCTGACGGCTTCTCCTGGCTTTAAAAAAAGGACTCTTACCATGTTGCAACACATTGAAGTCATCCTCGCAGTACTCCTCGGCGTCTCTGAATCTTTGGCGCTGATCCCTCAAGTGAAAGCGAACTCGATCGTTCAGGTCGTGATCTCGATTCTGAAAAAACTCGCAGGTAAATAAATGCAGGGCATTCTTGCTTTGCTCTCGGTCATTCCGAAGCTCATTGATTTAGCTATGCGCCTTGGTGAACAGATCAAGCAGCACAACCTTGATCAATGGCTCTCGGACGTTGACGCGAGTATCAAGCAGCTTGAAGGGGCTAAGAGCCCAGAGGAGAAACGCGGTGCTGCGTTGGCTATCTCTCGTATCATTGCTGGTCGTCGTAAGTAGCTGCCGGTCTGGTCCTCGGGTGACTGTGTGCGTTCTTGATCCTGCGCACCTTTCTCTTGAATGCTCAGACCCCGATGGCAACGGCTCGACTCTCCCTGTAGAGAGCGCGGAGAATTTTGTCTGCTTCTCACCAGACGATACGCAGACTCTTCTGAAAGCATGCACGAAGCCGGGGGGTTTACAATGATTCGCCCGGATCACTTCGACGGGCTTCTCGCTCTGTTCGTGTCAGTCCTGGCTGGAGCTCTCACGGTCGCGACCTACGCCTTCACGCATTTTCAGACTCAGTCAGACGCGCAAAGAAACCAGGACACGATCGAACGACGACTTGAGCGGATCGAAACCAAGCTCGACAAGCTATTCGAACACGGGCGCTAAAGCTGTCCGGCTGATCACCAAAAAACCGGACATAAAAAAACCCCCCAGAGTTTTTAGGCTCTGGAGGGCTCTTCGGCTGACGACGCTTGAGGTGACCTCAGCGCGAAGCCTTCTTAGGGCGTCCCCGTTTTTTCTTTTTTTCTGGCTTAAATTCTAATTCGATAAGAAGCGCAGTCTCCAATGCGTCGAGTTTTGCGAGGCTTAAACATCCGCCCGTCAAAATCCTGATCGCTTCTTGAGCGTCGTTAACTGCTTCCAGAGTTAATAAAATCTTCTGTCGTTCCATAGGTCACCTCGTAACCCAACCATAGCCCAACGCGTCACAGATTGGAAGTGTGTCGTTTTCTGCTTTTAAAAGCTCCTCTATATATAGTAGTGACCAGCCCATAACCCCACTGTCAGGAGGATTAAACTATATGAGTTTAGAGGGTTGCAGCTCGTGCAATGGCACGGGCTGGAAACAGTGCCCAGTACTGTTCAGGATGATCTCGTGCTCGGGTTGTAAAGGGGAGCAAGCGAATGTTCAAGACAAGCGAGAGTACGACGAAGCTCGACTCTGCACTGGCAAAAGCCCAGGGGCAGATTCAGGTAGCGTCCAAGGACAAGATCAACCCAGCGTTCAGGTCGAAGTACGCGGACATTACCTCAGTGTGGGAAGCCTGTAGAGAGGCTCTCTCAAAGCATGAGATTTCAGTCACTCAATGGCCGATTCACTCGGAAAACAACAAGCTGCATTTAGTGACTCGGATCGCACACGCGGGCGAATGGATGCAGGGAGAGTTCTCGATCCCAGTCGATAAGTCTAACGCTCACGGTTATGGAAGCGCGGTCACTTACGCAAAACGCTTTGCACTGTCCGCTGCGCTGGGAATCGTATCTGACGACGAAGTACAAGCGGATGACGACGGTAACGCAGCCTCTCAGGCGCAAGGGAATGCGGCTAAAAGCTCTCAACCAGTAAAGCCCAAGGCTACCCCAGCGGCTGCCCCTCAGAAGCCCTCAGAATTTGATTCTGTGCAATCGGGCGTTCAGGCGTTCGATGTGAGTCAGTATGCGAGCTGGGATACGCCGAAGCTCGAAGCCTACATGGTTGAGATGATCGACAAGCTCAAAGAGCGAAAGCTCTCACCCGCCCAGCTAAAGGGTGAGCCGAAAGTTAAGTTTGAAGCAGTCCAAAAAGAACTGATCTCGCGAGGAAATAAACAATGACCGAACAACAACAAGGGCCCTGGACTTTTGCAAAGGCCAGCATTCAGGGCCGGGCAGGGATGGACGCGAAGCTAGCCTATACAGCGAGCGGGAAGCCGATCCTCTCAGTGAGTATTGCGATCAACAAAGGCCCAAAGGATAACCGAAGGACCCTCTGGCTTACCGTGAAAGCGTTCGGGGAGCTCGCCGAAGGGACCAGGATCCGTAAAGGGGACATGGTAACCGTCGATGGGAGTCTGGACATTAGCTCATGGAATGACCGCACGACTGGTCAGCAACGGGAGCGGACAGAAGTCCTAGCTGATCAGATCAAGGTGCATGTGGGTGAAGCGAAAAACTTCTCAGCGACTAAGCCCGTAGAAGCCCCAAGCGAGCCAGCCTGGAATGACGAAGACGTACCGTTTTGATCTGCTATCTGTGTAAAAAAAGAAACCCCACCGAGAAGCCTTTACAGGTAAATCTTGGTGGGGGTAGAAGAGTATCAGCGACGAAACTCTAGATGGCACGAGTCTTATCCCGTTCTGGGAAAAACACAACCCATCTATTTATTAGAAGCCGAGAATTTCAGCCCCACCTCGTTAAACGGGCTGAGTGAGTACCTAAGGTTAATCACCAAGGACTGAGCTTTGCGGAAACTCCTAACGGAGCGAGCAAAGAGGGGATGCTTAAAACCTGCTTGAGTCGGCGAGCTAAACCTCTTTGGAAACAGAGCCCAGGGACAAGATAGTTGAATGCAATTCTTTAAGCTGTGCAGGACGTAGGGCTTGAGCCTTATTTCCGGGAGTGGGTTGGCAGAAACCTTTCGAGCAATCCGTTGGAAGGGTTTACTTCTCTAAAGCACATGACTGATATCTTCAGTCTAAGCCTATGACTTAGGCACCTCGTCGAGTGGTCGAGGAGTACAGCAAGAAGAAGAGCAGAGGCTTGAACATAGTTTTAAAACACTTAGCCCCATATAGAGTGGTGGTCTGAGAAGGGCTGACTCTACCTAAAAGGTATGGGTTAAACAAAGAAGGGGATGAATGATATGAGCTGGAAAAAAGTTTCAGAGTACACGCTTTACGAGAACACAGATGAGAATGCTCAGAGAGGGCATGCTAAAGTTTATTTCTCAGAAGAGGAGTCGTTTCTTGAAGTGAACGAAAAACCTTGGGATCCAGAACACAAGCCACAAAAGATATATTTTCACTGGAAAGATCTTGAGCAACTATGTGACGCAATTACTAACTCTGAGTTCAACTAGGTTAAATTATGAAACACAAAACCAGGCCCTGCGCTATGTGCGCGGCAGTAGAAGCACTGAGAAGAGTAATCGCAAAGGGAGCTCACCCGAAGAAGTATCCTCCCTGTCAGTACTGCGGAGGCTCGGGCGTCGTCGCTGATAACGCTCGCCCTAGACGGCTAGAGAAGCGGCGCAAAGATATGAGCGGCGAAGAGTGGACGGAGGCTGACGCCTACTGGGAGCGAGAGCGCGAAAGGATGGAGAAGGACGAATGATACCTGCGTCAAAGTGCATGGATTGCAAGGGACCGATCATTCAAGGTTTTTGCCCTTGTCGCCCTAAGCCAGAAAAAAAGTCAGAATGGGATGAGCAAATTTCTAAGATAGATCAAAAACTAACGAGCGCAACTAGCGATATATCGCATGCGCGAGCTTTGCTTTGGTACTTACAGCAAGGGATAAAATCAGTCGAAGAGGAAAATGACAGACTAAGAGCCGGAATAGTTTCGAGTCTGCATTTAGCCGAGCTCGCAAAATTAAGAGAAGAAAAAGGGCTTCAAATAGAGGTGCTAGAATACAAGCTCTCTTGGATGAAAGAGGGTCTTGAAGAAATCTCAGCCTTGCCGTGCCCTGAAGCGTGTAAAATTAAAGAGATCATGTGCGCTGCGTGTATCGCGAAAGAGTCATTATTTCCGATGGAGTAAAAAAACCTTTCAAAGTTTTTGAGCATATAGTAAAAAATTGCAGCAAGGGGGAACAAGCATGCAATATCTCACGGGCCATTCTGTGCCTGAAGTTTACACTATTATACAAGTAGACCCGGACAAGCTGATCGAGCTGGGTCATCGGCTGAAGCAGCACTCAATGGACTTCGCTCAACATGGCGAAAGCCTGACGGTTCCGCTCACTGAGAAGATCCTGCTTTTGTACGAGCCTACCGAACAGTACGTTAAACCGACGCACACCTACTCAGCTCCGGCTATCCTGTCGATGGGCGAAGAGACGGGAAGCCTTCAATGAGCACGCTCATGTTTGACGAGAACGTCGTGCCGATCGCGAAGCACCTAGCGTCAGCAAAGTACAACCTGAACGAAAAAGAACTCTCCGCCTATATCGCGGGCTTCGTCGAAGGCTGGTCCTCTCGTAAGGTCGACACCGAGGATCAACTTGAGCGTCTGCGGGAAAGGCTGGAAATCTCAAGAGAGAAGGCTGAGCATCTTTGGAGGGGCTTGGTAGAGCTCACCCTGTACCTAGATGATAGCGATCCGGCCATGCGCGTGATTTACAGGGCGCTCTCGCTGGCGCAAAATACCTAACGCAAACCAAGGAGGGCATTGCATGCGGGAACACAAGACGATCGAGCAAGTTGAGAAAGAGATGATCTTTGAGTCAATGGCTCGGAACGGAAACAACCGGAACGCCGTCGCTAGGGAGCTCGGGATCAGCCCTGCGACAGTCAGAAACAAGCTCGCAAAGTACGGAGTCACGGTCGTCAGGGAGGTCGTCGTGCCTCTGTCTGAGACTCTGAACAACGAACGAGCCTTTGAACCTTTCAGCCCTCAGTCAAAGAACGTAAAACTGAGAGGCTAACCAAGAAACCTCGGGCGACAGATCACCCTGACTGGGCATGGTGCCGAGGTCGGTAAGCTGTCAGACTGCTCGATAAATGCCGATAAGCCCCGACTTTTCGCCCGAGGTATTTTAAGATGAAATTTTACTGGGTCTGCGTTCGTAACCCCGATCACCGCTTTCGAGTACACCTAGACGCGTGCATTTACTGCGGCGCGCGCGTAATGGCGGACTACTGAATCTCTGGGTGCTCTTCGATCGCCTCGACAATGTCGTCCTCGGTGATCTCAGTCACCTGAACTAAGACACCCTCACCCTCGGGATCAAGGACCCAGACCTTGCTAACCTCTAGTGCAACGACTTGGGCGTCGTCCTTCCAGAGACTACCGTTGCCAGCGTCGAGGATCATCTTCGCCCAGTTATCCACGTCACTCGTGCTTTGGCTTATCGGCAAAAGCGTCTTATTGCTCTTCGCCCGCAGGAGCTGAACTCTAATCGTACAGGCTACCGGACCTTCCAGGGGCTCGCGCATCTTGCGGTTAAAAATTGACGCAAGGCTCAGCTTGTAGAGTCGCTGCTTCTGGGGCGTGAAGAATACCCCTCCACGACTGACCCTAGCCCTCGCCCAAGAGACGGGTTTACCAGGGACGAAAAGGCTTACTTGTTTTTTCTCTCGTGAGTCGTTCGCCATGGAAGAAAGAGTTGCACTTCTATGGCACTAAAAACAGACCAAAGGTAAAGTCTAAGCAGCGAGGTTTCAGGATGTCAGATACGCCAGTTATCAGCCCGTTACTAATGGACCGCTCAGAGCCGCTTGGTAACTCGACGGACTCCACGGGGCGTCGCGCACTTCACACGCTAAACCAAAACTCGCTTGTCCCAGAAAGTTTTGACTCCTTCTTCGTCACCTACCCAAGCTCGACGCAAGAGGTCTACGCGTACAAGCTCGACGGGGTCACTGTGGCGACTGTCACGATTAACTATGTCGACTCCACGAAGGCGGATATTTTAAACGCGGTGAAAACATGAGGGCGTGGAAATACCTCTTTCGCCCTATGACTGCGACCTTTGAGTGGGTTGCTATTCCTATAACGACGATTATCACGAGCGGCGCTGGCGGAATTATTTCCGCAGGCCCAACGATTGTTACCTCTACATGCACGCTTCAGTTCAACGGAGGGTTAGATATTATTAACTCAGGCTCGATCGAAGTTGAGTCTGGCGGTACACTTCTGATCACCTGAGGTTAAAAAATGTCACGCATCCGATTAACAGAAAACTTAAGCCCAGAGTCTACCCCACCGGCAAACCAGGTCGCCGTATTCCCAAAGACTGATAAAGAGCTATGGATTAAGCGCGACGATGGCACAGAGGATCAACTTTTAACTGTTACCGGCGGGTCGGGCGCATTCGTCGCAACGGACGGCTCTAGTTTCATGACTGGTCACCTCGACATGGGTAATCAGGACATTGACGACGCTAATCTCGTCAATGCGACTTCAGGACTAAAAGCACAGTCAGCAACCTATAAGGGCGAGTTTGACTCGCAGAATGCAAAATTGACCGTCGGGACCACAGTCAGGTCTCACTTGTCTCTAGGCAGGCTTGACCTTTGGGATACTCCAGGGACAGGACAGCTTACAGCTCGTGTAGATACGGGCGATACCTTCATTGATGTTTCAGGAGACCTAACTCTAAACCCAATCGGGGATATGCTTTTTACGAATAAAAAGCTTAAAGGAGTTACCGCTGGCACAGCTTCAAACGAAGCGACAGTAGTCGGGCAATTCGTACAATCAGGGATCAGGTTTGTTTCGACCTCTGGTTCAGACCTCTCGGGTACTGGCAGCATCGCAGCGCCCTTTCAGACTATCACAGCGGCAATCGTTGGAGCGCCCGCCGGAACAGTTATCTTCATTTACCCAGGCACCTACACAGAGCCCACCATTTCAATCCCAAACGAGATTAAGTTTCAGGGCTACGGTGCAGGAGTCACGGTCGTCCCAAACGGATTTACTTGCACGCCAACGGGTGCGGGCGTCTATGTTGATTTCACAAATATCAACTATGGGAGTTTTTATTTAGACGCAGTGGGAGTCGTGTCTGGGCTGATTGGATTTCAGCGAACGACTGGCACAATACTCAGGCAAGATAACAATCAAAGCGTTCTTGTGCAGATGGTCGAGTCTACCCTTGCTGGTGGAAGCGTGCTCGGCGGGACGAACATTTTCGACGAAGTTTTAGTTATCGTTAGCCCAACCTTTGAGGATGGGGTTTCGGTATTCGAAAACTCAAAGTTCGTGGCTCGCATTGAGGCAGAAGGATCTACCATAATTCGGATGCTCGATTGTGAGCTTTTCGGAGCCTCTGAATTTATTAACGGGACGATCGTAGCTGGTAACACTCCGACCTGGCAGGTAGACCTCGCAACCGATTACTTAGGCGGGTATACTGGTTCAGTCACAAAAGTACTGTTAGCGACTGTTCCAGCAGCTAGCACGACAGGTTTTGCGACAGTTGCGACCTCGGGAAGCTATGTCGATTTAAGCTCAACCCCAATGACCTCGACTGGTCAAATGAGCACAAGCTTAGAAACCGCTGTCGTTTCATTAACGGACGGACTGACAATCGCGCTCGATGCCTCTCTTGGGAACACGTTTACGGTAACTCTATCTGGAAACCGGCTACTTGATACGCCGACTAATTCAAGCGATGGGCAAAAAATTGTGATTAAAATCACCCAAGATTTAACGGGCTCGCGATTGCTTTCGTACACTAGCGCGTGGAATTTCGGGGTTGACCTTGTAGGCCTAAGTCTTTCAACTACTCCAGGCGCGACAGACTACCTTGGGGCAATCTATAACGCTGCGTCTTCAAAATGGGACGTGATTTCGATCGTGAGGGGTTACTAATGGACTGGAAAGTTTCTTGGATCAATAAACAAGACGAGCCGACCTATATAGGGATCACCCTTTTACTAGACGGACCAGTCAGCGAACGGATCGACAAGGTATACAAAAAACCAGTCGAGCTCACGCCAGAGTTTTTACAAGCACAAGCACAGTTAGAAATTGAACGCATTGAGCAGGAACTCGCTCCAGTGCCAGCACCGATTATTGAGGAGATCGTCTAATGGCCGTTTTGAGTAACGTAGCAAATGGAAACTGGACTACTGCGGCGACTTGGGCGCTTGTTGAAAACACGACCTGGACGCAAGTACTCGCAACCCAAGAAACGGGCGGAACTGCTCTAACAACCGCTTTTCAGGCGTCGGCAACTTTTACTGTGCCAGCAACCCAAACTCTTCAAGGCTTACTTTTAAAACTGCAAACTCGCGTCACTACTGGCGGAAACACAGTTACAGCCAGGATCTACAACCAAACGGGAGGAGCGGTAGTAGCAAATACGACTGTCACGATTGACGTTTTAGATATGCCCAACGGCAACGCATGGGTTTATTTTAAATTCCCTGCTAATGCGACTCTAAACACAGCCACAACCTATCGAGTCGAGCTGACTACAAACGTAGCTTCAAGCGCAACATTTTTTAGGAAAAACGCTACTGCCGCTAACTGGACTTTTGGCTTAGTTACCGCAACGAATCAAGCCCCAGCAGCCACCGATCAAATAGTAGTTCAAGGAATTAACTCAAACTTTAACGTCTTTCAGACTTTAACGGTAACTGTCGATAACACGGCAGCAACTATTTACGGCCCGAACGTAGCAGGAGCCGCAGCGGTCGAAATTTCTGGTCTTGGAGTTTTGCAATATAGCACAGCATCGGCTGTGAATACGCAACTCAACTTAGACGGGAACCTAATCATCAACCAAGACGGTATTTTTAGGATGGGGCAATCGTCAGCTCCTATCGCGTCAAACTCAACTGCGGCGCTAAAATTTGACGTCGCGTCTAACGTTCAATATGGAATCAGCGTTAGAACGGGCGGAGTTTTTCAAACCTACGGGGCAGCAAAAACAAGCAGGACAACTCTTGCATCTACAGCGGCTCCAGGGGCTACTACAATCACAGTGAACGACGCAGCCACTTGGAACACCTCAGATCAAGTCGCTATTGCTACGACTGTACGTGGACAGATTGGTCAAAGCGAAGTCGTCACAGTTTCTGCTGGAGCAACCGGCACAAGTTTTTCAGTATCTGCTCTTGTTAACGAGCACGACGGAAGCGCCTCTTCAACGGTAGCCAGAGCAGACGTTGTTAACCTAACGAGAAACGTCACGGTTCAAGGTGTATCGACGACTCTGCAAACCTACCTTACTACCGCAGCCGTGTGTTCGGTATCTTGTAATAACACTTCTTTTTTCTTCTTTGGATCGGGGACTGCGGGATCTCGTGGAATTGAGAGCAACGTAACGACAGGGACATTCTCATTCTCGGGTTGTTCGTTCGCTTATTTCGAAGCTGCTTCTTCAGCAGGGATTCTACTGAACGCGGTAAACTCGATCGCTACTATTAGCGATTGTGTTTTTTACAGGCATTCGGCTCTAGCCGTGGGAATGAACTCACTAATCACTCTCACCGGAAATACTTTGTCAGTCACAGACTGTGTCGCTATCGGTGGAACGGGTTTAGGAACAGTAGCTCTTTACAACCTGACCGTTAACGCTGGCGTCTATACTAACCTAGTTGGAGCTGGTGGGTCAGTTTCTGCGTTTATTTTGCAATCGACAGCAATCACTCCAAACCTTACGGCGTCAAACTGGACGGCTTATTGTTGCACGAGCTCAAATATCCAACTCAATACAATTTCAGAAAACACTCAGAGCAATGCGTTGTTTTCTAACGTCTTAAGCTACCGGAGCGCAGCCGATGGTATCTTGATTGGTTCTTCAACTACTGGTGCTTGTATTAACACGGTCGTTGATGGCGGTCGGTTATTTGGAAACGCAACCCGTGGAATGACTATGGGTTTTGTTTTTTCGTCCTTTGTCAGAAATGTGCATATTTATAATGAATCCGGTTACGACCAACCTTCAGGGGTTGTTTTTAACAACCACGTCGAAAACACCTACTTTGATAGCTGCAATATCGGCGTGATTTTACCTCACTCGACCGCTGACGTACGCGATGTCTGCCCTCGAAACGAGCACGTTGCATATTTTAGAAACTGCCTCTTTGGGAGCACGACCGAATTTTCTGGTCAATCTAACTACACCCCTCAGTCAGCAGTAGGCTCTGCGCGCCATGACCAAACGGCTGGGATTCAAAAGACGTTTAAAAAATACGGGACAATTACGCTCGATTCTACTTTCTACAAGGTAGCAGCTCCGAGCCAGCGGTTGACCCCTACCGATGCGGCGCAAAAGCTATTAAGCCAGGAAAAGCGCATCGCTGTCCCTAACGGTCAAGCTGCGGAGGTCTCAGTCTGGGTTAGAAAGTCGATCATTGGAGATGGAACGCCTTACAACGGAAACGAAGTACAGATCAAAGTTCTTGCAGACCCGGCAATCGGAATTGCCTCGGATACGGTAATCGCCACGAGCTCCAGTTTTGCGTTCGGTGATTTTCAAAAAATTACCGGGACGACTCCAATCGTTACTGACAACGGGGTAATTCGCCTAGTCGCTACATGCGATGGAACGACTGGCTGGGTAAACATTGACCTCTGGACGGTAGCAATCGTGTGAGTGAGCTCTACTGGTTTAACGGTCAGCCATTCGCAGGAATAGAGCCAGACGCGCCAGCGCCGGTAACTCCCAATACTGAGCTGTATTGGGTTGATGGACAACCTGCGAATGACCTGCTTTTACTGGCTGACACCATTCCGTACTATCCGCCCTATGTTCCACCAGCTCCAAGCCCGTCCCCTTGGGGCTCTGAGTTTTACTGGGTTTCGGGTTACCCTAGTCAGGGACTGGTAGACGATCCTGAAATTGTAAACACAAGCACAGAGGCCTTTTGGGTTTCAGGCTTTCCAGCGATCGACACCTTCCCGACGGTAGACACTATTCCGTACTACCCACCATACGTTCCACCAGCCCCAAGCCCGAGCCCTTGGGGCTCTGAATTTTATTGGGTTAATGGGTACCCATCACAAGGGCTAGTAGACGATCCTGAAATCGTAAACACAAGCACAGAGACCTTCTGGGTTGATGGATCACCTGACGTAGATACGTTCCCGACCGTGGACGTGAACCCATATTATCCGCCTTATACACCTCCTCCAGCCTACCCATCATTCTACGGCAATGAGACTTTTTGGGTTTCAGGTTACCCAGCGGAGGGTATTAAGACGACTTCTCTTCTAACCACTGGCGCAGAAAGCTACTGGGTAGACGGAGCAAGCGAAGAGTACTTGTTTAAAATCGACAACTCGATCACGGGACGAATGTTCCTGATCTTTGAATAGGGGGACAATCATGAGCATAGGCGCAGCAGGTTCAGGTTTTCAGAGTGAAATGTTCCAGTGCATTTCGCCCGGAGTTTCTCAGTCTCTGACCGTTGGAGCTTCCAGCGTACAGAGCGCATTACCCCAAGCAGGGGTAACGATCGTTAGGCTTTTCTCCACGGTGGACGCGTGGGTAGCTTTTGGCGCAGCTCCTGTGGCTGTCGCAGAAGGCGCAAGCTCTATGTTTCTCCCTGGCGGAGTCGTGGAATACTTCGAGATCAGAGCTGACGAGAAGATAGCTGTGATCAGAAACTCTACCTCTGGAAAACTCTACATCACTGAAGGGGCAAACTCATGAGCGGCGTGGGATTAGGCGCAGGTGCGTGGATCGGGCTTAACCCTCTTGTCTCTGGGCAGATCATAGTAGGTCAGGCTGCTATGGCTAACTCTACAAGTACCTTCGTGGTAAATAGCCTTTCGATCGGGACGACAAACTACATGCTTCAGCTCACGGTCTCGAACCTTGTCGACGCTACAGTCAGGCACCTGACGCCTACGATCACGGCAAAAACTGCGACAGGCTTTACCTTTCAGACTCAACAAAACACCGACAGCGTAAACTACAAAGTCGAGTACTTGATCGTAAAACAGTAAGCCTTTACCTTAAAGCTGCTAGGGGATCGGTTACACCTAGCAAGCACTGAGACTGCTTTGGCGCTCTGGGAATAGTCCTAGGGCGCCTTTTTCGTTGTGCAGAATAGTCGGGCATTTTACGATTGAGGCATGGCGAAAATGGGTAAACCCCCAAAAGAAATCGACTGGGAGCTCTTCGAGAAAATAGTTTGGGTACCAGTATTGGCGACCCACCACCTGGCGGATATGCTCAAGGTATCTAAAAGCACCTTGGAGCGGCACGTCAAAAAACGATATGGCGGCACTATTGAAGCAGTGCGCGAGCAAAAGAGCGGACCCATGCGGCACACGCTTTTCTCAAGCATGTGGAATGCCGCAACCGTACAGGGCAATATCTCGGCGATGATCTGGCTCTCAAAGAACGTGCTCGGATGGTCTGACAAAGTAGAGCAGAAGCAAGAAGTCGAAGCCAAAGTGGAGAAGGTCGAGTACGTCGCGAGCTGGAGTAATGGCGCGACCGTCGAGCCGAAAGAAGAGGGACATTGATGCTGGCTCTCGCAGATCTTTTAAATCAGCGCTTGGGAGACCTCACTCTTTGGGACCTTTTGGTTGGTTATTTAATCGTGGATATATTATATTTTTTGATTAATGGCGCTCTATCGCTTCGGAACCGATCGAAGGAAAAGGGACATTGAAAGCAGTCCTGAAGCTCTACAGCCCGCACTCTGCGCAGCTCGCATTCCACCAGTCCCAAGCCAGGTACAGAGTCGCAAGCTGGGGACGCCAGTCGGGTAAGAGCACAGCATGCCTGAATGAGCTCGCAAAGCGTGCATGGGAGCAGCCCGGCGGAGTCTTTTGGTTTATCAGCCCGACCTTTGACCAAGCCAGGACGCAGTACCGAAGACTGGTCTCAATGCTTATGCCTTGTCAGGAGATCATGCTAAAGAAGAACCAAACGGAGCTTCGGGTTAAGCTGATCAACCAGAGCGAGATCGTCTTCAAGTCTGGCGAAGTGGGAGAGAACCTGCGGGGAGCGACCTTGCATGGAGTCGTGATCGACGAGGTCAGGGACCAAGCGCCCGAGCTCTGGCCTATGATTATCCGCCCGATGCTTGCAACGACTCGGGGCTGGGCTTGTTTCGTCTCGACGCCACGAGGGCACGACGCGTTCTTTGACCTCTCAGAGAAGGCTCTGACTGACTCTGAGTGGAAGACCTTCCACGCACCCTCGACCTGTAACCCGCTATTCAC